CGACTACACACTCTGTGCGCATAGCATTGCGCCGGAGGCTGTTGTGGTCGAAGAAGCGGCACCGGAAATCGTGCCGTACCAACTGCGTCACCACGAGTGGTCTTTCAGACCTGTCAAAGCGCTAAAGGAAGCTTTCCAATGGCCTGCCTTTGACACCCACTCGCAGAGTGACGCCCGTCTGCACGGGTTCAGTAATCACCACTTGCCCGATGATCTGATCATCTCAGAACTCTTCTCATATCTGACGATGAATATGCAGACAAGTTACCTGGTCAACGGTGTTGAGGACAGGTCATTGCGTTTATCGCATGTCCACCGTTTGGCTCAGAAGTGGGTGATAAATAAGAATCTCGAAAAGAAGGTTGAGGAGGACCAACACTATTGTGTTCGTGTGAAGTTCACTGTACAGCGTGCATGTGACAACGCACAAAATGCAATGCTGTATGGTGAAAGAGACCCCGCGCGGAATTTTGGGTTAGCCTGGTTGCCCGGATCCCGCGTGAAGCAGCTTCTTTTTGTTTTGTTGGTTGTGGTAGCATTGTGCAACGCTACCACCACCTTTGGACTCGTGCTCAGGGCTTTGGAAGTGTCGATGAGTTTCGGGTCAGCCGCGCTCTACATCTTGAAATGCGTGGCCGTTTCTGTACCGGATTTGGTACCGAAGATGTACGTTTCTGCTACTCGACACCAGAGTGGAAACGTGCCGTCGTTTCAGTGCGTGAGCACAGATTACGACACGCGCTGGTACGCGCCAGAAGGGGATGCTCATGTCGTGATCCAATCCTGCAACTTTACGGATTGGGTGATGGCCGGGTTGACCGAGGCGTCTTACCAGAGCTCGGGCATCTTCGAGACAGTCTCGACCAGTACAACGGCGTACAGGGACGAAGTTTGCACACGGGCGTGGTTGGAGCTGGCCGGATACAACATTATCTGGACCAGTGCGCGACTAACGCAATATTTGGAGGCGGGTCAACTTGGACCAATGGATGTCTTGAGGCTTTGGGCCTGGACACTTTGGGCCAACATCCGCCTCTCAATATTCCGTTGTTAGAGCCGCAACCCACGATTGTGATGTCTAATTGCATTCACAATCAATTGGAATCTCTTGGCCAACGGTATTTGAAAATCACACCGGAACCACAACCAAAGAATCTCAACTTCCAACTCTTGGATCGAATCATAGAACACTTAGCGAATGAAGTGTCGGAGTTCTTCAATCCAGAGTTTAATTTTCAACAGTATGTTAGGCAGAAGCCAGGAGCGGTTAGGCGCCGTTTCTTGAAAGCATACTCACAGATGTGTAATGGCCAACGAAACATATCTGAGAACTCCGAAATCGCTGCCTTCGTCAAAAATGAACGTTATTTTGAAGAAGGTAAGTCTCCGCGCATGATAATGGGGAGAGACCCCAAATTTAACATAATTTACTGTCGATTTATCGCACGTTTGGAAGATGCTTTCTTCCAATTACCTCAAGTCGCAAATGCTTGCGACTATGTTAAATGTGGAGATAAGTTCTCTAAACTCTACAATCATTGCGCACACATGTTCGAGAATGACATGTCTAAATTCGAAGCCACACAAAGGGAATGCTTGCTCGGCATGGAGTACCTTGTCTATGACAAAGTATTACGTAAGTGTGGTTGTACATCAGAAATTGAAGATCTACGCACTGTTTTTGCAGCTAAATGCATAAAACCGGTTGTTACCGGTGATGGCATTAAAGCAAAGTTTGAATGGTGTAGAGGGTCTGGTGACATGGACACAAGTCTTGGAAATGGAATCATTAATTATATCAGTACGATGTATTTTATGATCCACAATTTCTGCGGACAAAATTGCAAACTATCTAAATGCAATTGTAAAATTTTCGATAAATTTGTGTTAAAAGGAGACGATTCTTACGGCTGTTGTCCAAAATCAGGTCTGACCAATACTTACGCGTGGTTTGGTCTGGACGCAAAACTGATTTACAGATCTGATGCCCGTAATGTAGAATTTTGTAGTGGTCACTTCATAAGAACTGCAAGTGGCCGCTGGACATACGTTCAAAAATTGCGCAAGCTGATCACATCGGTTTCCACCTGTATTAACCCTGACATAATCAAGAATGGGTGGACAGGCCACTATCTTAAGTCGTTAGGACTTATGTATCTCAAGTTATATAGTGGTGTGCCCATCTACGAAGATTTTGCCAAAATGTTAATGACAGCTGATGATGATCATGGGATTAATACCAATCTCATTGAGGGAGTATCTTATGGTGCCTGGGAGGCCTTTTCTAAATCGGGTAATTCACAAGCTGTAGACTCGTGTCCGGAAACAATCCTAGACATTGCGGAACATAATGATATGCCTCTCGCTCAATTAGAGGCGCTGCGTAAATGTTTTGTCTGTACGCGAATAACATTGCCACAACACCATCTTCGACGTTGCAATGTTCGGACAAAACTTAAGGACGAAGATTTTAGAGATCCGG